TCATCTTCTTTTCTCCTTTTTTTTTAGTATGGTTTCGTTAAATCTGAGTTTAGCGAATAAGGCCGAAGTATCCGATCTAACTGCTTTGCAGAATACACTTGCCAATAACTATTACACGAAAGCCCCACAAATAAATTTGCCGTCTGGGTTCAATACCACTGATCGCGCATCCATGAATCACCTTAAAAATGGATGGTACTGGCATTGGAAAGAGGACGGCGTGCTAAACTTTCCGAATGACTATGGATTCATGATTAAGTTTGGCTTTGAAAACGACGGAGATTTCAGCGCATTGTATTTTACGCAAAATCAAGGTGCTATCTACAGATGCTCCGGTAACGCCGATAGCATTAGTGGATGGGTTGCTATTTAAGCTGTGCGTTTCCATACATACACAGCAAGGTATGGAGGCATATTGCCCGCAGACGACGTATCAGCGATAGATTTGTAATGCGACAACCTCAAATTCTTTTTAGCTGACGCAGCATTATTGTTGACGTCTGAATTTGTGTCAGCGGCGTATGCCGAACCTACTGGGTTTCCAGTTCCGCCCTGCAGTGCGCCGGATTGAGCATCCTGCTCCATTGAAATTGATCCATAGTATGCACCAAACTGGATACCGTATTTATGTGTATGTGTCGCCTCGCCACCCGTTGAACCAGCAGCATACGTATTTCCAGCGGCCAGCAGGAACCGATCTTTGATCCGCTCCCACGTGCCACCAATAAATGTGCCCGGATTGGTATCGTTGACCGACAGGTAGATGGAACCGACTGGGTATAACTTCGTTAAACCTAGCGTATTGCTCATCGCGTCTACTGCATTTGAAATGTCGGAAGATGTCTGATCGCTTACCGCATTTGCCTTGGATATCGACTTGATTCTTACCCCAATATCAATCGCAGGCTTCTTATCTGCGTAGAACGTCACCTTGCCATCAGCCGTTTCTGCGTAGCCGGACGCCACAATTGCATACGCCTTGTTGTACGCCTTGCGCTCCGCCACTGTAGCTGATTTTGAGCATGCAGAGAAGAGTTCACACAGAAGTTCGGAGGACATCCCAGTCACATTCACAGCCTGTGTATACGGCGCCGCATCTCCGGTCCATCCTGCTGTCGTGAGGTTTACAATCTGGTCAATCGCACCTGCTTTCACAGACGATATCTGATCACTCAGCGTCTTTCCCATTCGGGCATCCAGAGCCATCCCGCCTGTGGTTGTGGTCGCGTTGTTTGCCAGTGTCGGTACGGTTACATTAACCGCTTTGCTGGTGTCCGGCGTCAGAGCAGTACCGTTTACCTTGATAGTCTTGATCGATGATACGTCCGCACCTGCTGCCACTCCATCCAGCTTGGCTTTATCAGATTTGCTCATCAGGCCATCTGCACTAGAGGTAGCCACAGAATATGTGGTGTTACTATCCTGCTGCGTAAACGTGGTTGTCGTGCCATCCAGTGCCGTTGCTGTAAATGTGGTGCCTGATCTTGTGATGCTCTTGATCGCTTTCGACTGGTCGTAATTGGCTACGCTGCCTAATCCGACCTGAGCCTTTGTAACTGCGTGCGGATTGCTTTTATTGGCAATATGATCGTTGATAAGTTTACTTACTGCGGATAAATCGTTTGAATTGGTCAGTTTAATCCACGAGTTATAAGTGAAATTTCCGACTGTTGAACCATTACTAACCTTCTGAACAAATATGTTTTCCCCAGTAAAATCGATAAAAATTCTTAATCTGTATACCCACTGAGAAGTGCTCTCATTATCGTAAGCTTCTGATAACGGAGACAGCACATACATCAAAAAAGCATTACCAACGGGAATATTCTTTATTGTTGCTGATTCGACGTTGGCAGGATTATAGTAATTCCCAACCTTTAAATACTCTATGGTATTAAGATCGGCATTGGCGGGGATATGTGTTCCTCCCTTTGGGAGCATTCTGAAAAATTCCCGATCAATAGCCTTTTTATCCGCAGCACTCATTAAGCCGTTAGCGGAGGTGGTGGCGAGTGTCTTATCGGCTTTACTAGATGCTGCTTCTCTAGCGGCTGTGTCCTCGAAATCATATGTGGAGCCATTTGGCAATTGAATTTGATTTATTGTGCTCATTTATAGCTCCTTTATTTTATTCAATTATTTTACTGTTACAGTAGCAGATGATCCTGTAAATGTAGGCTTTGATACTGTTCCCGTAGGTGTATAATCTGCAACAGCAGTTCCACTTGTTCCAGTGAATGTAGCAGATGCAGTCTGGCTCTTAATTGAAGTGGCTACTGTGACCGCAGCACCCTTTGTAGCAAGACTTCCAGCATTCCAGCCAAGTGTGAGCTTCTTATTTGTAACCGTTGTAGTAAAACTGGGAAGAGTCCCCGCACTATTCATAGGTGTTATAGGAGTTGTATTTAACTGAACGTTCGGAGTAACAGCAACGCTACCAGCGGGTGTATAAGTTGCAGAAATCGTCGCTTTCGTTCCAGCAAACGTCGGCTGTGATACAGAGCCTGAAGGTGTGAGAGAACCGGATGCATTATCCTTGTAAGCAAGGGCTTTATATTCACCAGCAGTTCCCCAAAGATCCCACTGTTTTCCATTCCAAGCATATGCTTTATTATTTGCTGCAACGTTAACAATATCGCCAGCAGCAGGCGTTAAACTGGTCTCTATGGAAGAGCCTTCTGCATTTGTGGAAACGATTGTAACTGGAGATGTTGTGGCTCCATCTGTCAGTGCTTCTTTTATATTGCCTCTGTAATGAACACCACCGATAGCTGTAGTTTTAAGATTTTCAATGTCAGCACGTGCTGCAGAATCTTCAAGATCGTATACACTTCCGCTAGGTAATTCAATCTGAGAAATAGTACTCATCTAATTAAACTCCTTTAATTTTGATTGTAATTGTAGTGGTTGGTTTCTTATAAACATAAAACGTAATTGTATCTGTACCAAGAACAGCATAACCACCGCTAACAATTGCATACGCTTTCAAATATGCTTTCTGTGCCGCAGCATCCATGGAAGAAACAACATTCGCCCAAACCTCTAAGTTTGTTGCTGTAGTAACGCCGGCAAGAGATACAGACTGACTGAATTTATTATCAACAGCAGTCCATTTATCTTTGTCTAGCATAACTTGAGACGAAAGATTTAATTTATCAATCTCTGTCTGAAGTTTTCCTGCTGCGTCACCACTTAAAACATATTTTATGTTTCCAAACCAGTTATTAAATTGTGTTTGTGATCCACTAATATAACTTGAAAGTTCGTCATATTTTGAGTTGAATTGCTTATTTTGATTAGCAAGCTCTTCGTTCCACTGTGCATTCCATTGCTGTAGCAACTGGTCAGCGTTTATCGTTTTTAGCGGAGCTGTAACATACGGGCATTCAGATGTTCCGACTTTATTTGTAATATCAGAATTACTAATACCAGTTGCTTCATCTGTATTCCGAACGTAAATATCAGCTAATCTATACTGATTGACTTCTACGGATCTAGTCAATTTTGGCGCAGTAGGATTTGCTTCTGCAGAACCTTTAACGATTTTAATTTCATTGCGACGATAATCCATTGCATGATTGACTTCCAAAACAACAGAGTCAATTCGATGCAATGGAGCGCCTTGCTTATCAATCGGCAATATAATTTTGGCATCGTTCAACGTCCATGTATGATTAAACCAAGCTCGACCTGTATCAACAGATACGGACATCCCATCAGATGCAGCAACATTGAAACGATTACCGATTTGCATGTACACGCCATCTTCAATGATTCCGTCAAAGATAGAACTCATCTGTGTAGCGTTATACTTTCGATCCCCATTCAAGGAATCATAAAATCCATATGTTATAGCCATGATTTACCTCATAGTGTACTTGATGACGAACTATTATTCTTAATAGAATGCCACTGCCCATCATCATCTACCCAGCTATACACAGACGTTTGATTTGTAGATACAAGCGTGTCGTCAAAAGAAGGATAGATATTTATGCCTTTGTTATCTTGAGAATATATAATTTCAATGATGCGAGAAGTTCCTGAGATGTGATACTGATCAACAACTTGTACAATGTCGCCTAAAAAGAAATCTTTATTTAAAACGAACATTTGATTTGTGTTCATTTTGCCAGTTAATTTCTTAGTTGCCTGATTCTCTTTTTTAGCAAGATTCTCTTCTCCTTTTTGTTTGAGAAGATTATTGTACTCTTCTGTTGACAGATCTGTCTGATTTCCTTCATCATCCGTAACTTTGGAAGATGTTCCACGAGCATCTGTAAATAGCTCATACCGCTCTAACCCATTAGCATTAGATTCACCAGCTGTAAAATACTTGCGTTCGTTACCTTCTCCTTCTCCGCCAACAAGCGTTACATTACGCTTCTTTTCTGAAGTCTGAATATAATCAGATTCATTTAAATTATCGTATCTTGGTGAAAACTCTACATAAAGATTTTCTGTCTGATCATATGTACGATCTGTTCCAGCATATAAGCGAAATACAAACTTGTTGTTTTCTCTTGTTACCTTGAAACCTATTGCATTCGTATCACAAAGTGACTGAATTGCTTTATATAAGTTTTCGCCTGTGTATTGTGTGTCGACGGTTAAAGATGTGATCTTAGGATCTGCAGAACGTTCAAATATAAAATCAGGTATGCGTCTATTAGCATCAGAAGGATTAATAATATTTTCGTTTAATAATGCTTCAATATTATCTTGAAGGTTGCCTTTTAAAGTTCTCTGGCCCCAAATAATTCTTCGCTGCAATAAGCTGTCTAAGGATCTTCCAGTTACAATGAAATCATTTCCCTTATTATAATTAGTTTTTAATTCCAATCCTTCAATAATCATTAAACGATCGGATTCTTTTTCATAAACATAATTACCAATTTGAAAAGCAAATTCTGTTCCTACAATTGGACTGCTTGTAACAATTTCAAAGTCGCCTGCTTTGTTATATCTATCGGTCCATATGAAAGATTTAAACTCATCACATAATCCAATAGCTTCGAAATTTCGATCCAGAATTAATGGTGTCATGAATTAAATACCCTCATAAATTGTTTTTGATTTAATAAAGAACTGTATATATTCCCAATTCTTATCAGAAGTAAATGCAAACGTATTCGTTCCTCTAGAGATCTGAAACCAGCTAACATCCAAGTTAATGCAATTTAGTATGTTATACTGCCTTCCATCTCGAAGTAACCATACATGCTTATTCCCTCTTTCACTTGAGAATAGAATGTCGTCTCCTTTAATAAATCCTTTACCTGTAACTTGCTTTAACTTGGCGCAATTTAATTCAAATCGTTCATCTGTATCAACATTAAAGACCCGAACGTATCCCGTATCAGCAATGTCTTGAATAGCATGCATATACATTTGAACACCAATTGAAGCATCACCTTCATAGAGAATGTATGCTTTATCGGCACGTTTATACTCACCAAAGTTAATTAAGTTTTCTGTTGTGGATTCGTTACTGAAAGGAAACTCAAAGACTGGCTGAATGCCTGCAAAGTATGTAACTAATTCTTTTTTGGCACCAGCATCATAGAAATAAGGATCAGGACAATCAATGGTTATCTGGCATCCTGAATTTTCATTGAAGATATTGGCTTCATTCTTTTCAACATATCCAATTATTGAAGCCTTTTGAATATCTGTCGTAAATTCCAATTCCAACTTGCGTTTGATCGGAAAATACTTATAAGAGTTACGTCTAGCTCGTTCTTGGTTATTGGTTTCGGACCGATACAAAAATGAAATAACAATTTGTCTTGAATCCAATCTTGCAGAGTTAAATAACTTGCCATCGGTTGTTACAAGATCTGTCATATTTATATTTGCATCGGCCGCACCCAATCCAGTAATACTGGTAATATAGAGCCCAGAGTTACCCGGGCTCCCTAATACCAGATCAGTTGACTCGCCTTTAAAGTTCGTTACCTTGACTGATTTAATCATATACCATCAACCATCCCTTTCAGCATTGCCAACTGGTTCCTGGTCTGACGATAAATATCAAGTCGAGAAAGCTCAGTAGGCGAGTAGTTATTTTGTTCAAAATTAATGTTAACTCCATTACCTGCATTGCCGGTCTGCAACGATGCTTGTAAAGCATTAAGCCTGTCGGCATTTGTTGTGATACGACCAAGGTTTGCATTGATCTTGAAGTTATTAGCATTAAGCATAGATCCCAAATTCGAAATGCCATTTTGAGCATCCGAGAGATCAATAACAGGAGTAATAACAGGACTTGTAGTAACGTCATCAGATAGAATATCTCTAGCTGTTGTAAGAGCTTCACGCATATTATCAACAACTGTGTTGGCAACAGAAGAAGTTGAACGTTCGATAATTCCAATACCGGAATCCATACCATTCACTAAGCCTTCATCCCAGAAACGTCCAAACTTATAAGACAGTTTCGAAGGAGAATGTTCATCCAATCCTCCAGCTGTGGCCGCAGATATAGCAGATGCTAATTCAGCTGCTGCTGCCCTAGCTTCAGCAATTCTACTGCGAATACCATTAATAATACCGCCAACCCAGTTCGAACCAATAGAATGCCCAGCGGCTGGCGAAAGAACACTACGAACAGCACTATCAACGGCATGCGATAACGCACTACCAGAATTCATAACAATACCAGACTGATCATTAATACCAGTTGCCATTGCATCTGTTAAAAGAGAAGCATTCTTTAAGCCATCTTCCTGCACAACTTCAGCGTTAGCATCAAACCCTTCGCTCATGGCAGTGATGTAAGTATTGACAGATTGCGTTGCGGATTCTGTCATAACCGGCTGTATAGCAGTTGAGAACTGAAGTCCCATATTCTGAACAGCAGTGTTTAAGAACGCCGCCTGAGAGGTATATTCAGCAAACGCCTGCTGATAAGTCATACCGTCAAGCTTACCTTGTGCCATCCATTGCTGCGAAGCACTAATTCCTGCTGTCTGAACAAGGTTCTTCATGGACATAACCATGCTATTAATCTGAGCAATTTGTCCATCACTTAACTGTGAAAATGCATTAGCGATTTCAGGTGTAAACTTATCACCAAAATAAGCAATTAGATCTTGACCACCACTAATTCCAACACGAGTTAACTGAGCAGCATATGTCTGCATGCCAGCAAATGACTTCTGCACTCGTTCCATTAGCTGCTCGCCTGTTAATTCAAACTCATCAGGCCATTCACCAAACGGATCAAATGCACGTTCCATCGCTGCGCTAACGCTATCTCCAATCATTTCAGCATAATCTTCAAACTCAGACATAACTGTGAATGCGTGCTGCATTTTATCAATAGCACCCTGGATTGCTTCTGCAGAAACAGCACCATACTTTTGTACCGACAGTGTTGCTTCTTCGACCGTCGTTCCATGTGCAATACAAGTCTGATTTAATACTTGGAACGCTTCGTCAATTTCTTCTGCCGATGCGGTTCCACTTATTTTCAGCTCTGTATAATTGGACATTGCTGTAAGGATCTCCTGATTCACCTGTTTATGGCTATTCTGAAGTTTCTTAATAACAGCATCCAAAGTTGTACCATGATCGGTACAAGTCTTAGTTAACTTATTAAACTGATTCTGAATATCTTCCGCAGATGCCGTACCACTTGCTTGTAAATCATGGTAAGCTTGTGCTTCTTTCAGAATCTCAACGTCAACATCTTTTTCAGCATTAAGTCTTGCTTTTAACTTGTTGATCAGGATGACGTTCATACGAGCCATCATACCCATTGTAGCTGCTTGTGTAGCATATGCTTCTTTATTGGCGAATGCGGTATTCAACTTTTCAACTTGATCCGCTGTCATTTTGAGCATACCAGCAACTTTAGGATAAGCGGCTACACCTTCATCAAGAATTGACTGAACGACTTGCTTGTTGAAGCCTTTCAGTCCAAGATTCATAACACGAGTGTAGAAACGAGAATAACCTTTCACCTGTGAATCGGCATTACGTAAAATTTCATCAGGTGTCATTGCTTCAGAGACTTTACTATCAAATTTCGTGAAGAAATCCATTCCACTCGATACCTGCTCTTTGATCTTAGTAAACGCCTGTACAAATGCTTTCTGCACTTCAGCAATACGATCCTGAGCATTTTCAGCAGCATCATCTGTCGCATCTTGCGTACTATCAGAAGCGTCTTTTGATTCCTGATAAATCTCCTCACAAAGTTCTCCAAATGCACCCTGAGCTGCAAGCATTGGTGATACGTTCTCAACAAGCCCCATAGCACCACCATAAGTCTGCGCGAATTCTCCAATAACCTGTGAAGAATACTTCATAAAGTCTGCTAATTCTTTTTGGGCTTTACTATTTTCTTTGGTTGCTTTTCCAGCTGTTTCTTTGGCTTTAGCGTTCTTTGTAGAAGCTTCTGTATTAGCATTGATTGCTTCGGTATTATGTTGCGTCGCAGCAGTGGATTCATTTTCACCAGAACTATCATCTTTTAAAGCAGAATCAGTAATTCCATATCTTTCCATATACTCTCTAGCTTTACTGCCAGATTTATAAATATATGAAAGGGCATCGTCCCCACGTGCTTTAAGTTTATTGGCAACCTTCTCAGCTGCCTTATCAACTACCCCACTGTTGTTAGTAACACCATTTGCAAGTCCTTTGTCATACATCCTACCTTGCCAATCAGCTTCTGCAGAAGGAGAATGAATGCCAAGAACTCTGCATACCGCGTCCTTAACAGTCTGTCCAATATTAGCCGCTTTTTCTTTAATAGCTCCAATACCAGATTGCAGACCATTAATAAGGCCTGTTATATAGTTTTTCCCTATGGAAATAAAGCTTGAAACTTTTTTACGTAATCCAGGTAATGATGCATCGATAAGGTGTTCAAAAGCTGCTTTTAACTTTGGACGATTTGTTTCTATAGCATTCGCAAGGCCGTTTATAAATGCAACTATAAGATTAAAAGCCGCTTGAATAACTGCTGGTAATCCCTGTGCGATACCGTTAATGAAATTTGCAATAATTAGCAAAGCAGCAGCTGTAAAATCTTGAACATGCGAGGCTATAGCATGAAGAAGAGTACTAATAAGATTTAATCCAAGAAGAGCAAGCTTCGGAATATAAGTCCCTAATAACGGAATAACAGCATCCAGAATTTGAGATATTGCAGCACAAATCGCTGCGGCAGAATTCGAAATAGATGCACATATGGCTGTAATAATAGTAGTAATTGCACCGGTTATTAATACAATCATATTAGGAATAGCCGAAAGTATTCCTGAAATAATAATATTTAGCGTTCCAACAATAGATGCTGCAGCGGCCGGGCCAATTGTTGAAAGAGCAGCTAATCCAGTAGCTAAACTCATCAATCCCATTCCTGCTATTAAAGTTCCAGTCCCAATACCAATACATGCAGCTGTTAAAGCAATTAACCCTAATGTAACGACAGGAATTCCTGCAACTGCTCCAGCAGCAGAAATAATGGCTAAAGCACCGCCAAGCATAACTAGACCTTTAGCTATACCACCCCATTCAAGACTACTCATAAGCATGAGTTGAGGCGTTAATACAGCAAAGGCGGCAGAAACAATTAATATAGCGGCCGCTCCACCAACAGCACCTTTAACCATTGAAATAGCTGCAAGTGCTGCAGAAAGTTCTATTAGTGCTCCACCCATGGCTATAAGAGAAGTAATCATTTCATCATTACTTAATCCAGACAAATTTTGCATTGCATGGGAGATAACAACTAATGCGGCAGAAATGGCTAAAATAGCAACAGAATCGCTTGTTGTTAAATTGGTTGTTTTAACAAGAGCTGTAAAGGTACCAATTTCTAGTAATGCTCCCCCTAATGCGAGCAAAGACGATCCAACACCGGCTAGCGATAAGGTTGATAACTGTGTTAAAGAATCTCCTATTTGTTTGATTAAAGATATAATAACAGCGATATTTGCAGCATCTGTAATTTTAAAATTACCAAACTTTACAGTAGAAATAAAAACACCAAGTGCAGCTAACACTCCGTCTAATGCTACAACGGAAGCAATAGTAGATGAAACATTTCCTATTTTACTTATATCTGTTATAGCAGAAGCAATGATGCGCATCCCAATAGCCATACCAATCATTGCTAAACCTGCTGCTGTAATCTTCGCTCCATTACCAACTTTCTTTATAGTAGCGGTTAGAGCAATAATTGAAGCGACCATACTTCCCATAACAGCCATGGATATCAATATATGACCATAGTCAACATTTTGAATATTTTCCATCGCTTTAGATAATATAAGTATAGCTGCACTCATTTCTATCATAGCGCTTCCAGCCGATTTAATATTTTTAGCAGCTCCTTTAGAAGAAATAAGATGCGATAATATAATTGCAGAAGCAACGATACTTCCAAGTGTAGCCATAGTCATTGCAATATGTCCATAGTCAACACCTTGAATACTTTTCATAGCTGTGGCAAGTATTAAAACTGCAGCAGACATTTTGATCATTGCTGTTCCAATAGCTGAAATAGAACTATTGGAATATGATCCAATAAAATTATTAATTGCTCCTATAATTCCGCCCTTTTTACTACCAGATGAAATAGGATTTGCAAACTTATTAAGAACAATCATTGTAACTATAAGTGCCGCCATAGCGCCAGATATTGCACCAAGTGATCTAGCAATATCTTCTCCGGGAATAGTTGATACTAAAAAGATTGATCCAGCAAGAATAGCTACAGCTTTTGCAATATTCATCAAAGTTTTTGATTGAACATTTTTTTGCAATGAAGTAAGGCAACCTTCAAGTGCTTTAAATGAGCCAGTAATTCCACCAATAGAATCTTTGATAATATCTTCTATTGTTTCTTTGGATAATAACTTTTTAATATGCGAAATAAAATTAGTTATCGATATAACTAGTGCGCCAAATATTCCAGTATTTACACCACTAATAATATTTGCGAATCCAGAGCTACCGGCTGTTCTACTTATACCGTCAAACAAATTTGTTAAACCTTTTGACGCACCAGTAATCAATCCTTCTGTATTTTTTCGTCCAGATTCAATTTCACTAAATACATTTTTTGCAGTAGTACCGATATTAGAAAATATAGATTTGATTTTTTCTAACGGAGATATTTGATTTGAATTAAATTTAATAGATTCAAAGAATTCTCGAATTTTTGAAATCTGCTTTGAAATGCTGTTCCCTATTTGTGAAAATCCATTTGATAAATTAGGCAATATGCCAGAAAGTTTACTACCCTTTCCTTGTATAAGATCAAACAATGAATTTAAATGTTTTACAATATTAATTATTGTATCAGCGATACCCTTTACAGACGGTATCTTAATATTAAAACCAGCAATTTTTTGCAATCCTTTAGCGAATTTTCCAAAGACTTTTTCATAAAGTCCTTGCATATCAAGCTTAATTTGCTGGATATTAGCTTGCATTTCTTTAAATGCATCCGATCGTTGAACAAGGCGAAGCGCCAGCCTAAAACGATTTTCAAATAGACTTACAGACCTATTTAAATTTACGAAAATTCTTCCAATACTACTAGATGCTATTTCTTTATTAACATTATTTAATGCAATAAATCTATCGTCTAGTTCAGTCAATGACTTTGCAAAAGCAGCAATAGAAGATATACCAGATGTTGTAAATGCAATAAATTTCTTGAACGGACTAAGAATAGTAATTACAGCAGTCTGTAATCTATTTGCTGCCTTCTCAGAAATACCAAACTTGCTTGAAATATCTGCAATCTTTAATGCAAAATTATAAAACTGTTCAGCTGTTGGCGCTGGAAATACACGCTGAATTCCATCAACAACCGGCTTAATTATTTCGGCAAGTCCAAAGAACGCATTAGATAGCGTTTCTATAACTTTTGTTCTTCCACCAAGATCATGAAATTTCTTAGTAAAGTCTCCAAGTTCATCTACAGGCTTTTCAAATATTTGAGATAATATTTCATTAACTGCCGTCCATAATCTCTTAGATTCTTCATAGTCACCAACAATATTTTCAAAAACTTTTGACCAAGCAGTTCCGAGAGAATCTCCCATTACTTCAAGTAACTGCGTAAATGTTTTAACCTCTTGAGCGGCCGCATATCCTTTTCTACCAAGTTCACTAGTTGTATCTGCATATTTTCCTAATGCACTTGTCAAGACATCAGAAGTAAGCCATGCATCAGCTAACGTGTTTCTTAAATTTTTCCATGTGACTTCCGACCCTTTTGAGGCAGTAACAATCTTATCGCCTTCTTTTTTTAGGGTACCTGCTGCCAAACCAGCCTTTATAAGTTCTTCTTTAAAGGATTTCGTAGCCATGTTGGCATTCTCGATACTCTTCCAATCTATTGCCAGCATTTTTCCAGATCCAAGTGCCTGTGACACATTGTATATAGCTCTGGAATAATCGTTTGTAGAAGCACCTGCAAGTGCAGCAACATTTCCAAGACCTTTAATTGCATTAGCTGCCTGATCAACACTAACGCCTGCCGCAGAAAACTTACCAAGCGATTCGGTCATATCTTCAAAACGGTAAATAGTTTTGTCTGAATAATTATTCAGATCTGCTAAGACTTTCTTAGTTTTTTCAAGTGTTACAGGTGCGCCACTACTATCAATACCATTATTTAATGTAACCTGAATAGCCTTTACTTTTGACTCGTAAGTTTTAAAACCTTCGTCTATCGGCTTAGTAGTAAACGACTTAAGCATTGTAGATGAAAAATTCAAAACCGAATCCGTCATTCTACGAAAGACTTGATCCGTTACAATACCCAATGCTGAAAAACGTGAATTAACAGTATCAATAGCTTTTTGTAAACCAGTAAGATTAACTTGCTCTGATCTCTTTGAAATATTGTCTAAACTTTTTGAAGCCCCATCTAATTTCAGCCCAGCTTTTAATTTATCAAGAGTGGATAATGACTGACTAACGCCCGCTTCAAATTGAGCGTTGTCAAATTTCATTTCAACAACTTTACTATCGAGCGTTTCAGACATATGTATCACCTCTTAATTATTTCTTCCCACGCATCAGATGCGATTTTCTCGAATAGCGGTCTTAGAGCAGGATTAATATAATCAATTCCTTCAACCCATCCGCCTGTTCCAGTGCCATGCCCATATTGCAAAATTACTGCAATATTTACACCTTTATTAATATTCGTGTTATACCAAACAAGAGATATAGATCCTGCATTTTTATCAATTCTATAAGCCCACGATGATGCCGTTTTACCAGTATCAATAGGAGTGGCTTCACGAAGCGCATTTACTCCTTCTTGCCCATATTTAGATAAAATTCTTTCCAAATTTAATTCTTGCAGTTTCTTTAAAAAACGATTTGTGTTTTCAAAATTTCCTTTTGAACGAAATTCGATAAGCATTTTTATCCTCCAGTTGAACAGGACAAATTATTTGGGAGTTAATATCGCGTTTCTTTTAACCTGAAGTGTGGAATTTTGCTCTTCTTGCTCTATTAATTTCATCGTTCTGGCGTATGATATCAGAGCGAGACATTTTCTTAGGATTGTTTTTAGCATTGGCTACTTGGATAAGCATGAGCAAGTTATTCAAGTGCCATTTTTCACATTCGAAAGGAATGTTTAAAGCCGTCATATAATAATAAATTAATTCACTTGTTAAAGTTTCTTGAAATCCGCCACCGCCTCTTCTTGAATTATTACTAATCGTTGTAGCAGTCATTGGATCGTGAATATAATCAGTTATTTTCTTTAAAATTTCTGGTTCATACTGTATGGAAAAGATAACGTAAGGATCGACATTTTTATCAATGCACATACAGCGAATATAATACAAACTTTCTTGCGTTGTTCTCGGTCCATTTGATCCAAGATATGGTCTCTTATACTTTTGTTCCCATTTGGTAAGAGAAATTAGAGAATGCTCAAGACGAAGAGTGGTTTCTTTGGTTGTAAAGAACTCTTCCTTCCGTGCATCCCAATATTCATGTGCTGGAATATGTATCTCAAGCATTCTCTTTCACCTCGATTAAGAATTAAAATTCGTAGTTATAACTTTTGAATCTGCTGGAATCTGCGGTGTTTCTGTATTTGCACCAATAATTCCATTAATGAACTTAATAGCATAATCCTCATCTGTCATAAGTTTGTAATATAACTCGTGAAATGCCCCAGTTGATTCAAATTTTCTCCAAAGCGGACGACCATCATCGTCGTATTTTCTAAACTCACGGCCATCATTGGATTTTTCACCATAGGCCGACAAGATAAATTTCTTATAATATTTCTGTACCTGAGACGTCTGTTTCGATTCGACTATTTTGCGAAGCCACTTGCCAAGACCACCATCTTTCGACATTTCCAATTCCATAAGTTCATCTTTGTTGAAATTAAAGTAGCAAGTTTCTTCTCGTTCAGTTCCATCATAATCGATGTATTTAATCTTTTCTGAAATCATAAGTTTTAGTCCTCCATAAAATATAAGTACGGCCTGATACAATTACTCATACCAGGCCAATCTAATTCTTTTAATTACGCTGTCTTCATCATTGTAATAACTTCATCCGGAAGAGGAAGTCTAGCTGCTGCCGTAGCAGAACCATAAAGAACGTCTTCAAGAGCTTCCAGCTTCTCCGCATCAACCTTTGTAGAATCGATCTCAAGCAGGGCTGTAGGCTTTGCATTCTCAATAGCTGTAACCGGAACAGGAGTTGTTGTGAACTCGTAGGAGAATTCAATTCCTTCCGGACTATCGTTAACGGTCTGGTAATCTCTTTCAGAAGGAGATACTGTAGCGTTATAGATCAGGTGAAGCTTGTATCCATGATCCATACCATCAGCGTCATTACCAATTTTCGAACGATAGCAGAAACCGAACGGATTTCTCTTCTGCTGTCCAATAATAACGCCTGTAGTACCACCCTGTGCAGCGCCATCGCAAAGAGTGAATTCATCCGGATATGTATAGCACTTAATTGTGCCACCAAAGTCTTCTGCGCCACGAATGGAACCGTACTTAATATTATCGGCATAGAACTTATTCTCATCTGCTCCAGACGGAGAAAGAGTTACACCAGTTATACCATTCCATGCAACACCCTTCGGATAAGCACCATTAACCTGTGCGTAAAACACACCTCTGTCAGTACCTGTTTCATACAGCTTCTCACCAACAGCATCCCAAGTAAGTCTCTTAAAAGTATCGGGCATTTAAATTTTCCTCACTTTCTTAAAAAGATAAATCATACGTATCGTTATAAATCCCATCAACCTTATGACTTGAGTCAAATGAACAAAAAGGAAGAGCCTCTGGCAAGATTTCTACCAAAGACTCTTTCGGAGATTTATAGCAATGCGTAATTGTATATTTACCATATTTCATATAACTTTTATTGTCAGCCGCTTTTGTTTTAACTCCATTAAAAGAATATACAATAGCGGGATATTTAATTTGTGTTCCTGTCGGAGGTTGAAAATAGCAATTCTTCGAACCAAGAACAGCACATAAAATATCATGGAGTTCCGTCCGTGGTCTCATCTTCTTCCCCCTTATACAAGTTACCAAAGGTGAGAGTTAGCCTAGGGTAACCCACTTCAACAGAACTAACTCTCCACTTTGATCCCATGAATTCGACATACAATATATTTTGGAAGCTATCCAGAAGGTAAGGATCTGCAATCACACTCAACTGGTTCGTTACTGCAATATCTCTGTTAATCTGATCAGATAGCTGGTCTCTTTTAGAGAGACGGGGTAAGTCTCCAAAATACTGCCTTATTACTGGCTTGTCTTCCCAAATACCTGGTTCAGTCTCAACTTGATTGCTGAACGCTATATTACCAAACCATTTCATGGATAGCTAACCTCCATTTTGATCACTCAGATCAAGCACCAGCTCCACTAGGAGTTGTTACATCTTTCTCAACAGCAACAAAGGAAACGATATGAGTGAGAGCACCAGAGAATCTAGTCTCAATCAGGCTCTTCAGCTGGTTGAAGTCGATATCAAACTGATCAAACTTCGTGATCTGGCCACCCTTTACCTGGCCAACAACATAATCTGCAATGTTGCCATAGATACCAAGCAGCTCCTTCTTCTTACCATCAGAAGTTGTTCTGGTCTTTCCAGCGAACTCCTTCACACGATAAATATTCTTTACGCCAAGAGCCGTTGCAAGCTCAGCTTCAGTATTGTAGATACGACGACCATTCATATCCCTTGCAAGCAGCATCGTGTTGAGTGTATTTGGTGTGCAGAAGAAATCAGGAGTGCCTGTTCCTCTATAGTCTTCTGTTGCATGCAGAAGGGTAGAAACCATAGCTTCGGCCATAACGTATTCATCACCGAAATTCGCAGAAGTGTTTGTTCCCTGCAGAGACTTCTTCATGGCAGCAAGATCAATGTCAACGTGCATTGTATAAAGATCATCATCAGTCCAGATAGGACGGATATGTGTAGGCCAAATCTTGTCCGGATCATCGTCCAGGCGGCCATCACCAATCAGAATTGCACGAGCAATTGTCTCATTGAGCATAAGCTTATCAATGTTATACATATACTGAACATAATCGAAATCAGTGATATCTACAACATCATCTCTATTCAGAGCATCCTTAACGTAAACAGTCTGAGGATCTGTCGTTCTTCTAAGCAGAGCAGGAGAGCCCGGAAGAGTCTTCTTGTTGCCCTTCTTATAACCCTTTGCCATCAAATTTTCTGCATCACGAATATCAACCTGCGTTGTTCTAACTCGAGCAATAGGGGACTTCGTTACGCCATTAATAACACGGTTTACCCATCCCTGGTCGTTAGTAACAAGCTCAGGAGCACCAGGATTTAACTCCTTGTAATCAGGGAACAGCTTCTCAACAGTGCCAGCCGGGAATCCACTAGACGGAGCGATGTCAGCATGCGCCAGATCAAGATCGTGTTCATTTGCATACATCTTCATTGCGTTCTTAAACGTGCCAACCGTCGGGTCCTTAGCGTTCTCAAGGATTTCAGCCTGATCGCCGTGGGAAAGATATGTATCACGCTCGGTATCGCCATCAAATACATTGTGCTTCATAGATTTTTCTCCTTTATTATTAGATTTTTTAGCATCAGCAATTGCCTGAGCAATAAGAAAGTCAACAACTTTCTTCTGTTTATCTGTAAGAGTGTCATAAACATCTTTTACAGTTTCTTCGGAATCATTTTCATCATCCGGTTTAGATTTATTGTTAAGTTCATCTTTTAAAGAATCAGAATCGGAATGCTTCACAGATTCCTTACTTTCGTCTTCTGTTTCCTCATCAGAAGCGTTCTTCTTTTTCTTTTCTTCCTCAAGAATCTGACCAACAAGAATTGCAACTGCTTTTTTCTGTTTATCTGTAAGAGTGTCATAAACATCTTTTACAGTTTCTTCTGTATTGGTATTGGAATTACTATTCATTTCTTCTCCTTCTTCATCTGAATGATAGATTTCAAGGTCGCCATATCCAACGAAGGAAATAACAGCTTCATCATCACTCATATCGCCATGAGCCATTACAGAATCAATAATGGCTCCTTTATTTGCTCCGGCATGAACAAGAGAGACTTCCCTAATCATTCCATGAACAACATCTCCGCCTCGCTGAATCAAATGATTTGCATAAATAGACAACGCACAAATGTCATTGTGTTTAACAACTTCTTTTGCACGTTTTCCACTTTCTGTATTATTGAATGAGCAATAGGCATAGACACCTTCCGGACGATTTTCAAGATCTGCATGACCAAGTACTTCATCTACCGAATCATGCATATGGTTCCAAACAAGCGGAACCCGAGTCCCATCCTGGTCGGCAAAAGCATCTCTTCTAATTGTTCTTCCGTCGGAGCAAAGGATGTCATTCTTTGTTGCCCAACCAGCAAAATCGTAATTAGCCATTTTGAGCATCTCCTTCACTTACATTGTTTAAACTTGATAAAATTTTATTCGTCGCATCATCAGTTTTTGTCTGGGCATCTTGGTCAGATCCGTCTTTCGCTTGATTTAAATTTGGATTACGAAGCTCATCTGCATTCTCTGCTTTCGAAGGCTTCTTACCAATTTCTGCTCTAAGTTCATTCGACGACATAATTTCATTTCTTCTGAACTTATCAGCAATATCAGCAAGCTGACTAACAGGAACTAACTTAAATGGATCTCTAAAATACACAATCGACTGCTTTTGTGCACGAGCTGTTTTGGATAAGAATTTCCTTTTAAACTCATCACAAATAGCATTACAGATAGGCGTGATCGTTGTGTTATAGAAATTAATCATTGCTGCTTCATCGGCAGTTCCATCTATAACAGCTTGCGTTAATCCAAGTTCGTTATATAACTCAGCTGTTAAGTCTTTGACCTGTTCCCACAAATTATTTTCAAGTGGACGATTTAACTGTGTGATGTGCTCTGCTGCGTCTGCATAAGCAACACCATACTTTGATGAAGATAGCTGCGTTTCAATATCTTTACGTCTTAGCTCAGCTTCTTGGCGTCTCCTTTCCGAATGTATGGTATAAGGTAAACCAATCAGCAAATTCAATTTTCCACTTGATGTGTTGGTATTCATTCGCTCCAAGTTATTAATTGTGCGAACCAATCTTTGCAGCGTGGAATTTGGTTCATTCATAATTGAATAGAATGGATTTGCAATAATGCCAACTGCCGATTTAGGCAATTTCACATCTTCGAAACGACCGGTTCTCTCGTTATACAAATGAACAAGAACCTCAGACGGATACCACATCAGAATCTTGCCAACTCGAAGTTCTAAAACGTCAAATTTTTCGCTTTCTGTAGTTGGGTCAAAATCTGTATCAGTAGGAACGACAGCAATAACGCCTTCATCAAACATGGACTCTACAAGATCTTGAATAAAAGCTCGACCGGTTTGGTCTATATTTGCTTCTAAAGTCAGACAGTTATTTAATCCAGATTGCATTGTCTCGGAATACTGTCCTTCTTCATCTAATCTTGCATGCACAAATTCAATAGACGCGACGCTAACAGAAATTTTATTATAGACTTTAGCTACGACTGTTCTTTCAGTTCCTCTAGAATATCTTAAAATATCAGGTCGATAGCTTGATCCATTAACTATTTCTCCATAGAATGCTGTTTGTCCCGTCGGATCTCGTCCGAGAAAAGCGTTCCATCCGGAACGAATACGTTGCATAAACGCTGCCATATGGTGATCTCCTTTTATTAAATTGAAAGACGTAAAGTATTATTATTCAGTGATACTGTTACTTTACTGTTCCAATCCTGTCGTTCTTCTGATGTGATGTGTATTTCTTTATTAGCAATATGCGATTTAATTTCATTCAAAGTATCTTCAAATAAAAAAGGCAGATCAACAATGTATGTCGATCCGTCTCCAACTTTAATTCCAGGCATTATGTCACCAGAATCTTTGTGAAAATAATCTGAATAAATATATAAACAGCCTTTAGCAGAAATGGCGTTTTCTTTTGTTTTCCATTCTTCTGTCGAGAAGTAATAAACACTCTTTTTAGATGTTGCAAATGGAAGATCAATTAAATGACTGTCGCCATCACCAATCTTAAAGGCTGGAATGAAAGTATTACCTTCTTTATCGTAATCGCTATAAATGTAAATAGTACCTTCACGCGGAACGATGTCCATACTATTCCAATGTTCTGTCGTTCCATAAAATACACAAGTAGAATCTATGATACGCGGAATGTACAACGATTCTTCAATATTTAGATTTGAATGTAAATCACTTGCTAGCTCTTGCGATGATTGCAATTTGCCAGTAATTGTTTCCTTATTTTCCAAAGAAACTGATTGAGGCATTAGTACACCTCCTCAGTTATTTTGAACGAGGAAGGAGTAATGAATGTGTCTACAAATCCATCTTTTGTTGTTAACTCCACATCATACACGTATGTTCCAAAATTAAGATTTTTAGTATCTTCTGGATCGATACGCAAAGTCATAGAATCTATTGGAATTTGCTTAAGAATTAATACTTCATCGTCGGTATATTTTTTCTTCAAAGCAAATCGAATTTTATCTCCATCTTGAGGAGTATATGGTTTACCATCTTTCGTTAACTTGATTGTTAAGAGTAATGTGTCTCCTCTTGTTAGAGAAATGGTAGTCCCACTAATTTGTGAGCTCATTATTTATCCTCCTTCAAGAATTAGAAATACATACATTATTCGTGCTTAAGTGCTTCTTCAACCTGCGGACGAATAATGGCTGGTACGGAAGCAATTGTTCTACGTCCCATTCGAATCAGTATTACATATACTTTAACCATTGCAGAATAATCAGCCATTTGTTACCTCCGGAGTAGTTGTATCTGTAGTTGCTGCCGTTGCTTCAAATAGAGAAGCAATTGCATCGAGAGCAGACGCGACATCGTTTTTATTTGTCTGGATATCTTCTGACATTTTTGTTGCATTTGTCTTCAACGACTGCAGAGAGTCATTAATAGAGTCAATGTCCTGAAGTTTAATTTTCTGCAAATATAACTTGAAGACCATTCCTTCTTCAGCAGATTCAGCTCTTACTGTTGGCTTATCTTCATAACCGTGGTATTCACCAATGGAAGCACTTTCGTTATTGTAGAGGTAAATGTCACCATTGTAAGTCGCCAGATCTGAAGATAAATCATCAAATTTTACAGATGAAGAGGGTAATGTAATAAACAACCCCTGAACAGAATCTGTCATAACGGAACCGATTAAATCGAATAACTTACCGCTATTACCAAATTTAATTTTCATCGTTCGCTCCTTATTCAAAAGAATCTTTATTTAGCTTGTATGCTATATATGCATCCATAGAAGCTGCTACAGCATCAATTTTTGCTTCATAGCTTTTCTTCATTAGTTTTTTATTTCCGTTCGTATCTTGAATCACAATACAGTTACCCATTGTGTAAGAATATAAAGATTCATCGAAAATAAGTTTCCTTTGCTCCGATAGTTTCTTTAATTCTGTCAATGGAACAGATTCAGTTTTTGCACCCTGAATTACTTTTTCAACACCAAACTCAGAATTCTCAGTAATCCATCGCGAAACAAACTCTTTAGCATTGTATGGGTCATAACCAAACGAGCGTATATCATAGTCATGCTGTAATATATGCTGATCTACTAGATCGTAGACGTCATCAATGTTTAGAATTGTTCCATTCATTACAATGAGTGTTCCTTCAGCAATGAAGTCATCATATTTAATTGACATTGCTGCTGGTAATTGTGAGTAAGTGTATTCAGAAATGAAATTCAGAGTTTTAATACCAAACGATCCATCTTGTAATGGGAAGAAGAATACAAAGGAACAAAAGTCTCCACCTTGTGAAAGATCTGCACCTAAACTGCAAACCATACCATCGTAGTTCTGTTTCTTAAACGGCTTTGTTTCTTCGTAAGTAAAGAAATAAGTAAAGCCTTCACAAGGAATACCAAACCTTTTTGCAAGAATATCATTGCGCAGAGAAGGATCTCTTTCGGCTTTTTCAACTTCTTGCTGATAGGTTTCATAGGTAACAGTCTTTCCAATGTTTGGATTGGCTTTTAACCACATCTCTGGATTGCCAACTTCCTTTACATCATCAAGTTTGTACCACCAGATTGAAGTATGGAGATCTTCTATCTCTCCCTTGAGAATCTTTGCAAGAGTAATTTTTGTTGTATCACCAATACCATTTCTTACTGTACCTTCCGATGAAGTCACAATAATCAAATAATTGTCAAGATTTTTAGACGCCCCCTGTTCCAACGCTTCTACAGGATCTTGCCTTATGTCTCCTGAAAACAACTCATCGACGGTGGATAATGTATCTCGACGACCTTGAAGTTTATCGATAGACATTGGTCGGACTTCTAGAATAGAATTGGTAAGGAAGTTCTGAATACCTTTTTTAGTTGATGCAAGCATTGGTCTATTACGTTTTGACCCAGAAGTATTATTAATAGATCCCTGAGTCATAAACGTAAATAAAGGGCCTCTTGCTCTAGTGATTGCCGTAACGAAAGGCCCTATAGTTTCATCTGCTTGTGGCATTGTAGGTGCAACAACGACTTGCTTGGTTGTTTTTGATTCAATAACAAGGAAGTAAGCTTGATTACATTCCGAGTACATTGTTTTAGC